GTTACATGATGGTTGATACCTCAACGCGAACGGAGTATGTACTCCAGACGCAGGTGAGGAATTCAGCCAGCGTGTTTAAGCCCCTAGTTTTGACTAGTACGGTGATTAAGCGTACTAGGCAAAGGCGACGAGCCAATCCGTTTGGATTTGGATTGACCTGGGACGGTTTAAACCCGTTTCAGTTGTCGATCCTGGCAGCTCTTGGCATTAGCCGAGGGCGAACTGCCTGGTAGACATCAGTCTACTGGGTTCATGATCCCTTAATGGGGTCAATCTGCCAGAAAGTCTCGTGATGTTTGCTGATCCCCAAACTGTCACCGTGAGTACGATCGCCAAGAGTTTGGCGCGTACTGAATCCGGAGATCACAGCGGCGCTTTTGAGAGTGCCGTTGATGGTCTTGTGCTAGAGATTTCTCATCTCTTAGCACGTCGGAATCGGTCGACAGTCCGACTCGACATCAGTAAGACATCGGCGGACCCACTCGTACCTAGTACGAATAGGCCCTATTCGATGTCCGCGTATCTCGTAATCGATGTTCCCCCTCAGGGGTTCTCGACTGCTGAGATTACGGCCAACACGAAAGCGTTGGTGGACTGGCTTGCAATTGCAGGCAATCAGTCCCGACTGGTGAATCATGAGTCGTGAATGGAATCTTTCGCGTGCTCTAATCAAGCATGCGCGGACTCCAGGGTAGTAAGCAAGCATCGCTTCGGACTGGCGCTACCTCTGAAAGGAGGACACCATGAAAAGCCGAAGTGAGATCTGGCTTTCTCTTCTCGACGAAGTCGGGAGAGAATGCTCGGTCAGCACCACTCAGGACAGTAAGACTGCCCTGAGGCGAGTTAGATCAGAAGGTGACTCGTTTTTCACGGTCACCCTTCCAGCCTTTCACCAAGAGCTAGTAAGCTCTATGGAGTTAGGCTGGATGCCTGCTGATGCTTTCCGTGGCTTTCGTCGCCGTAAGGTGACGGATAGTCACGGGATAAAGCACCAGGGAGTCCCCGTATTTCTCGGTGGATTCCTGGATCTGATCTTTACCTCGGAGACAGTGATCAACGTCGGTGAATGGACAGAGGACAATTTAATTGTCCCAAATCCTGTGCTCTTGCCTGCAACTCATTTTGTAAATGAGCCAAGGGCAGTGAAAGCGGTACGAGGTCTTAGGCAGCTTTTGCTGCTCTTCTCCAAGGAGAAGAACCTCGCCCCACCTGACAAGGTGGAGGCCGCAATCAAGAGCTATACCGACGTAGATGAGCACGTGGCAGACCCTTTAGTGATAGCCGCGGTACCGCCCTCTTCGAAGAGGGTCGTGCCGCGGCTGCCCGAAGGGTCATTAGGCTCGTTTTTGGGCCAGCTCTTAGCCGTCTTGACGGCATGGTTTACCATGGTGAGCTGGTTCCTAGACATGGGCCCGGGGCCACTGCCGATTTTCGGCGTGGCAATTTCAAGTGGATTATGCCTATATGGCTTGATCGACTTGAGTATCTATTCCCGTACTGGGAATATGCTCTTCCCAACGCGAAATTCGCTAGGGAGGACCCGGATGTCACGTACTTGAGTCCGGAACAGGAGCTACCGACTAGATTGGTAGCTGTTCCTAAAACGCAGACGACACCACGACTAATTGCAGAAGAGCCTACGTATATGCAATATATACAGCAGGCAATTATGCAACCCCTCGTGTCTGAGATCGAGTCAAACCCGATCTCGGGGTCCTTTACTGGTTTTACGGACCAGACTCCTAACCAGGAGCTGGCACGTAAAGGCAGTTTGGATGGATCATTAGCGACACTTGATTTAAGTGAAGCTAGTGATCGCGTCGCCAACTGGCTGGTCGAAGAACTGTTCGAAGATTATCCTCATTTTCTTGAGGGAATCCAATCGTGCAGATCGACCAGATGTCAGTTACCGTCAGGAGAGGTAATCCCTCTCTTGAAGTTTGCGTCTATGGGCTCGGCCATGACGTTTCCAATAGAAGCCATGATTTTCACGGCTATTTCTCTATTGGGATGTCTAGGTTCATCACGATCCCCGACTATATCGCAGATAATGCGATTGGTTGGCTCGGTGCGCGTCTATGGGGACGATATTATCGTCCCTTCTGACAAGGCCGTAGCCGTGGCTGAAACACTTGAAACCTTTGGGTTTAAAGTGAATCAGCGCAAGTCTTTCTGGAATGGACCATTCCGAGAGTCTTGCGGCAAGGAGTACTTTTATGGGCGTGACGTGTCAATAGTCAAGTCCAGACAAGTATTTCCTCGCACACGGCACTGCGTTCCAGAGTTGGTCTCACTCGTGTCATTTCGCAACCAGCTTTGCGAGGCTGGATGGCTTGACACAGTGGAGATGCTGGATACGGAAATTCTCCGTCTTTTGGATGGAGACTTTCCATACGTTTCTGGCAACTCGTCTCTTTTGGGACGTGTAGGGCCGGAGAGACCCGAGATTCATCGGGGACATCCGACGTTGCACAGACCAGAGGCAAAGGGGTACCTGCTTGATGTGAGACTTCCACACTCACCCCTCAGCGGTATACCAGCTCTGACCAAGTGTCTAATGCATCCCGAGATTTCTTGGGAGCAAAAAGATCACTTGACACGCAGTGGACGACCGCGAGCCGTCGGCTTAAAGCTCGCGTGGGCCCCAGTCTATTAAACTTTAGACTGGGGTGGTAGGGAGTGGTGACCCTACCAGAGGAG